AATGAACAAATATCAGCAAAAATTACAGATATTATTCCTGCAAGTATAGCAGGGGATCAAATCACCAAATTAAGTCTAAGTAATGATACTACACTTACAGTTAGTAGATGTAACTTGTTTTCTCCAGACATGGTGAAAGGCTATTTAACACTAGAAGAAAGAACGGAAATGTTAGAAGGTGATATAGCGGATACGCACGTGGTATCTACTAATCCTCAAATAGAAGAGGAGGATTTAGTTTTTATAGATTCAGGTCAAGAACTTGGTTATTTAACTGTTGTAAGTATAGGAGGCTGGAAAAGTCCACGTGAAATGTATAATTTATGGGTTGAATCTGGTGATAGTATTTTTGCAAATGAAGTTTTAGTATCAGTAGATAGGCAATGGACAGAAGAAGAAGAGGAAGAGCGCGAAGCGATTAGGTTGGAAAATGAAAAAGAAGAACCACCACGTGACACACCAGAAAGTATTACAGCAGCAGCTGAATGAAAATAAATGAAATATAGGTTTTAATTGATAGAAATAAAAGTAAAAAATAATAACCTCGAACGAGCTTTAAGAGATTTTAAGAGAAAAGTTAAAGACTCTAAATTAATGTTAGAATTATCTGAAAAGAGTCATTATATGAAGCCGTCAGTTAAAAGAAGGCGGAAAAAGCTGAGATCTAAGCTCCGAATGAGGCAAATTACAGAGAAAAACAATAATACTTACTAATTTTTGACCTTTTTAAAAATTTAGTTTATATTTATATGTAAATAAATACACTGTCGGGATTTTCTTCCCATCATACAGTGTACAGATATTAAATCTTATAATAGTTTCCAATAACTATTTTAAATCCAAGTAAACAATTTAAAATTAGGTAATTTATCTAATTTTTAATTAGGAGAAAAGTAATGGATGATCTTTTAAAAGAAGCCATTGCAGATGCAAAAGCAGTTCGTGAAACAGCACTCGAAAATGCCAAGATGGCACTTGAGGAAGCTTTCACTCCGCGCCTAAAATCTATGCTTGCTAAGAAAATTCAATCTGAGATTGAAGAAGATGAAGTAACTGAAACTTCTGAATCTGATGAAGATGCAGAACCAGTTGAAGAATCTGATGAAGAGCAAGAAGAAGTAGAAGAAGGTATGTATGAAGATGATGAAGATCCTGGTGATGAAGATTCTGAAGAAGAAATGGGTGATGAAGAAGAACCCGGTTCTGAAGAAGAACCCGATTCTGAAGAAGAACCAGAAGAAAGTCTGGGATACGATGAATCTGATATCATAGAAATTGATGGTGTTAAATATGCACCAATAGTTTCTGAAGAAGGCGAAGAGGAAGAAGAAGGCGAAGAAGGCGAAGAAGCTCCTGAAGGCGAAGAAGATGACGAAGATATGGGTGAAGACCTAGATCTAGAAGCAGTTCTTCGTGAATTAGAAGCAGAATTGAGTGAAGATGAAGAAGCAGATGAAGAATCTGTGGAAGAATCTGATGAATCAGAAGAATCTGATGAAGCAGTTGATGAAGCTGAAGAAGCTAAAGAAGATAAAGAAACAGTTGATGAGTCTGAAGAAGATGAAGAAACAGTTGATGAGTCTGATGAAGCAGTTGATGAAGCTGAAGAAATTACTGAAGAAGAAGAAATTGACTTAGAGGAAGTATTGAGAGCACTTCAGGAAGAAGATGAAGAAGATACTACCACTGAAGATATGGAAAAACTTCAATCAGAGCTTAAAGAGCATCGCGATGTCGTAAAATATCTTCGTTCTAAGTTGAACGAAGTCAACCTACTTAATGCAAAACTTTTGTTTACAAACAAATTGTTCAGGTCGTACGGTTTGTCTAATGAACAGAAAATGAAAGTGGTTGAAACTTTTGATAGAGCTAAGAGCCTAAGAGAAGTCAAGTTGGTTTATTCAACGATGGCAGAATCTTTCGGCACTCAGTCTACAAGAGCAGAAATTGTTAAAGAATCCAAAAAGGGGTCAGCTTCTAAACCAGTTGCTAGCACAAAATCTGTTAAACAGGATAAGAAAATTATCTCTGAAGCAGATGGAATGAAAGCACGTTTTAAGAAGTTGGCTAATATCCTATAGGAGAATTATTATGTCAAGTAAGGCAATATCAGAAATTATGGATGGCTACAACCCACACGTTGAACGTAGAAAAGAAACCAAGAAATTGGTGGAAAAGTGGGAAGCTACAGGTCTGTTAGAAGGCTTAGAAACTGAAAATAAAATTCACTATATGGCGCAATTGCTTGAAAATCAAGCAAGACAGCTTATTGATGAAAGTTCAAGAGCTGGTGGTCCTGGTACAGAAGAATGGAGTGGTGTCGCACTCCCGTTGGTTCGTAGAATCTTCGGTGAGTTGGCAGCACAAGAATTTGTTTCTGTTCAACCTATGAACCTGCCAAGTGGTCTTATTTTCTATCTAGACTTCAAATATGGTACTGCAAATCAAGGATTTGGCGTTGGTGAAGATGTTTATGGTAACACTTCTGCATCTGGTGATGCAACTGGTGGACTGTATGGCGCAGGTAAGTTCGCTTACTCGTCCAAACAGCAAGAAACTTCTGCACAAGCGGTCGTAAATACATCTGGCTCAGCAGCATCTGGCACAGCCCCAACAGGGTCTGTCGCAGCAAGAGATGTTGATCATGAACCTGATCTTGCAACTATTGGTTCCGCAGGTGCCGATAATGCATTAACAAAGATCACGGTTTCTACAGCAGGTATGACACGTCCAGACCTTGAAGCAGTTAGATCAATGGTGATATCTGGTTCAGGATTTGATGAGTATTTCCCAGCATATACAAAACTGTCTGGTTCATCCAATAACGAAGTGGTGTTTATCGTAAGACAAGATGCCGCTGGTACAATTGGTCCAGTAACAGTTAAGTATAGTCAGCAACCAACAGCAGCAGAACGTGGTGACTTTGAAGTTAGCACAAGCGAAGATTGGACTGGCGGAGATACTGGTGATATCGGGATTCCCGAGATTGATATTCAATTACGTCAGGTAGCAATAGTTGCTAAAACACGTAAATTGAAAGCAGTCTGGACTCCTGAGTTGGCTCAAGACTTGAACGCTTATCATAGCGTTGATGCAGAAGCAGAGCTTACAGCAATGTTGAGTGAATACGTTTCGATGGAAATCGATTTGGAAATCATAGACATGCTTAGGCAAAACGCTTCAGCTAAGAAAGAGTATTGGTCAGCAAGACCTGGATATGAATGGTCCGATGGATCATTTTCAGAATCCTCAGGTCCTTCGAATGCATACACAAAACAAACTTGGTTCCAGACTCTTGGAAACAAGGTTCAAAGTGTAAGTAATGCAATTCATCAGAAAACTCTACGTGGTGGTGCTAACTGGATGGTGGTCTCACCTGAAACAGCAACTATCATAGAGAGTATTCCTGGATACGCATCAGACTCATCTGGTGACTCTATGGCGAATAAATTTGCCATGGGTGTTCAAAAGGTTGGTATGTTGAATAGTCGCTTTACAGTTTATAAGAACCCTTACATGCTAGAAAATACAATATTGATTGGTTTTCGCGGCAGTAACTTCTTAGAAACTGGTGCGGTTTATGCTCCATATGTTCCTTTGATCATGACACCACTGGTTTATGACCCAGCTAACTTTACTCCACGTAAGGGTGTAATGACTCGTTACGCGAAGAAAATGGTTAGACCTGAGTTCTTTGGATCAGTAGTAGTTGCAGATGTTAACTATGTCTAATAGTTAGTCATTCTGAAATGAAATAAAAAGAGCTCCTCTTTTGAGGAGCTTTTTTTATGCCTATTTATATAGGGTTTTATATTTATAGGTGATGAAATGTAATTATTTTAGGAGATTATAATGCCACAAACAGCAATTTGGCCAGGAAGTAGCTCATTTGCATCAGGACAAACACCTTTTGGATTGTATGATAGCGATAGTCAATTTTCAGGGTCTGGAGTAAATTCAGTAGATAGATTTGCTGATTGGAGTGCTAAAAGGTTGGGATATCCAATTATGGATGTCGAGATGCAATCTGGTTCTTTTTATGCAGTTTATGAAGAAGCGGTTACAGAATACTCAGCACAAGTAAATCAATTTAATATTAAAGATAACTTATTTAACTTGACAGGTCAATCTACTGGGTCTAATATGACACATAGAAATGTTACGCCTTCTCTAGGTAGGATAGTACGATTATCAAATTTTTATGGACAGGAAGCAACTACTCCAGTAGGTGGATATTCTACTTTAAAAACTGGTAGTATTATGATTAATAGTGGTTCGCAAACTTATGATTTAAATAGTTTATATGCTAAGGTATCAGAAAGTGGACCAATTGAAATAAGAAGGATCCATCATGGTCCTACTCCAGCTATTCAAAGATATTTTGATCCATATGCAACTACTGGTTATGGAACTCAGAACTTAATAGAAGGATTTGGTTTTGGTGGTATGTCTCCAGCTATTACTTTTACTTTGATGCCTATATTTGAAGATTTATTAAGAGTTCAAGCTATAGAATTGAATGATCAAATTAGAAAGTCTGCATTTTCTTTTCATTTAGTTAATAATCAGGTAAGGATATTTCCAGATCCTACTACAGATTTTAGATTGTGGTTTGAGTACTTTGTATCAGAGGATAAAGAAAGCTCATTACAAGTACCATCTGGTAGTTCAAATTTAGGAGTAATATCTGATTTTTCAAACATACCGTATGATAATATGGTATTTGCACAAATAAATGATGTTGGAAAACAGTGGATTAAAAAATATGGATTAGCATTAGCAAAAGAATTATTAGGTACAATTAGAGGCAAATATACTAGTATTCCTATTCCAAATTCTGAGACTACTTTGGATGGAGATGCGTTAAGAAGTGAAGCATCTACAGAAAAAGAAATATTAATAACTCAATTGAGGGAAATGTTAGAGGACACTACTCGTAGATCATTGATGGAGCGAGATAAAGATGAATCTGATATGTTGCAGGAAAAATTACAAAAAGTGCCTTTACCAATTTACATCGGATAGGATAAAAATATGCCAAGTCGTTTTTTAAGTCAGAAGGATAGAAATTTCTTTACTTCTATAAATCGTGAGTTGGTTGGTAATTTAAAAAATGATAAAGATGGAATTATCAATCAAACTTGTGTATTATATAGAGTATCAGCTACTGATACGCCAACAAATTTGTATGGAGAAGCGTCTGCGGGAAAAACATATTTAAAAGGTGTTAAATTACCATGTTTAATACAAGCAGACGATTTTGATTTTAATACAGATGAATTTGGATCAGATTTAAGACAAACTGCTCAATTTTGGTTTGAAAGAGAGTATCTTACAGAACTTAGTTTAGTTGTAGATCCAGGTGATGTTTTTGATTGGAATTATGCTCATTTTGAAGTTGCTTCTATGAATGAAAATCAATTAGTTGGAGGTCAGGTTGATAGTAATTGGTCAGTGGTATGTAATGCATTTTTAGTAAGACGATCAAATTTACAAATTGAAAGAATTAGAGCTAATTAATGGCTAGATTGAAACCAATTGCAAGAAGTAATAGACAAAGATTTACTACTCCTCCGTCAAGTAGAGGATTAGAGAGAAAGCGTACAACTGATAATGTAAAAAATGTAGAAGTTACATTGATGGATCATGATGCGGCTATTATGTATTATTTTACTAATGTGATACAACCTACAGTAGAAGAAGCTGGAGAAACTGTAAAAGTACCAGTTTTATATGCAAATCCTGAAAGATGGAAAACTATTCGTAAAACTGGTTATTTGAGAGACAGAAAAAGACAGTTAATTACACCACTTATTATTTTTAGAAGGACTACACTTCAAAAAGACGAAACTTTACCAGTAGATAAATTAGATGCAAATGATCCTAAAAACTTTTATACCTTTGAAAGAAAGTATACTACTAATAATAGATATGATAAGTTTAATGTTCAAAAAGGTTTATTAAATTCAAAAGAATATTATACAGTAGCTATGCCAGATTATGTTATGATGACATATGAATGTATAGTTTGGACACCATTTATTGAACAAATGAATAATATAGTGGAGAAAGTAAATTATAGTGATGGTGCATATTGGGGAGAACCTGGAAAATTTAAATTTAAAGTAAATATTGATAGTTTTGAAAATACTACAGAGATGGCAGATAATGAGCGTATTATTAAAACTAATTTTACTTTTAACTTTAGAGGATATTTAGTACCAGAGGCATTTAATGATTATATTACTACTACAAAATATTTTAGTCCTAAAAGATTAAGTATTTTAGATGAATCTGAAGGAAGTTTTTCATCAATTTATAGACCAGATACAAGATCAGAAACAGTTAGAATTTTAGGGTCATTGGGGTCTTCATTACCAAGTGGATTAGCAGGTGCAACAGATTTTATTAGGGGAGTTTCACCAGCACTTGGACAAGAGATACAAGATTTACAGTTCACTAATATATTTGGTGGAGATACTAGATATATAATGCGGTATGGTGGAGAACCTACTAGTTCTGCAGATACTACTGCAGTATTGACTCTTGGATATGTAAGTGCTTCTTTTTTGGAAGATTTTGCATATTTTACTGGATCTCAATCATCATCACTAGATGATGTTACAACACCTGATAGGCAAGTTTTTACCTTAACAATGGCATCTGGACATAAATTGAGAAATGGTTCACTTAATATAGGTGTTAATGGTTCAACTTTAATAGCGCCAGAAAATCAAGAAGAAACTGGAAGCTTAAAAGATTTTTTCATTTCTTCATCTATTAGTGGTTCTGTTAGTATAAATAAGTTACATACTAATGGAGGAATAAATTTGGATGAGAGTGATAACATTACAGTAAATTATAGTACGATAATAATATGAGAACACAACTAGAAGGATATAAGGGAAATTTAAGGAAATTTTACGCACCAGTAAGTGAGTCAAAATTTAATGCTGACAAACTTCAATTTACAGATACGTCTGGTTCTAATTTACCTTATAGAATGAATAATATAGATGGGGAACCAACTATAAAATATGATGTTTTATCTATGGGTGCTATGATAGATTTTAGTAGGGAAAGAGTAAAGGAGCTTGGATATTCTGATATATCTACTACTACTTCAGAATATCAA